GTAGGTACAACTTTAGCTCTTTTAGAGCGTTCTACAAAAGTTTTATCAGCTATACACAAAAGATTGCATAATTCACAGAAAAAAGAATTTAGATTACTTGCACAAGTGTTTCAAGAGTATTTACCACCAGAATATCCTTATGCAATTGCAAATGGTGAGGCTACAATTAAATTATCTGACTTTGATGACAATATAGATGTTTTCCCAGTTTCAAATCCAGATATATTTAGTCAGTCGCAAAGAATAGCTATGGCACAAGAGATGATGGCTTTAGTTCAATCTAATCCAGAAATTCATGGACCAAATGGTATTTATGAGTCTTACAAACGTATGTATGCTGCGATAGGTGTAGACAATATTGAGCAAATATTAACACCACCACCCCCTACAGACCCAAAACCTATGGAAGCAGGGTTTGAAAACAACAAATTGTTGCTTGGGCAACAGGCACAAGCTTTTGGTCAACAAAACCATGATGCACATATAGCAACACACTTAGCACTACTGCAAACACCACCTGTGCAGATGAACGCACAAGTCCAAGCACTGATACATTCACACATCATGCAACATTTGCAAATGAAAGCAGATGCTATGGGAGAACAACAAATGCCACCTGATGTTCAACAACAGTTTCAACAAATACAACAGCAAGCTCAACAAGCAAGTCCAGCAGAAGCAGAACAACTTGTGCAACAAGCTGGAGATATACTTGCACAATTTTCTGCACCAATTTTGGCACAGCTTATACAAGAGTTCAGTCAACAGGTTGCAAATCCTGAAGATGAAGACCCACTTGTATCGATTAGAAAACAAGAATTAGCACTGAAAGGCCAAGAGTTATCTTTAGAACAACAACAGTTTATACAAGAAGAACAGCGTAAAGCAGCTGAAGCACAAAGACGTATTAATGTAGACCGTGAACGTATTGGTGCTATGGAAGATATTGCAGAATTGCGTGATGAAACAGCTAGAGCTAGGTTAGAACAACAGGCTAGATTCAAATTAATGGATATAGAAAATCAAAAATAAAACTTGCAAATTTAAAAAACACACATAATAATAAACCACATGATTAAAAGAACAGAAATCAATCAACAGAAAACACCTAAAGTATTAAAAAATAAAAATGGCTATAGCAATAAAGGCAATGCGTCTTTGAAAACTAAAGCTGGTACTTTTAAGGCTAATACAAAACCACAACCAGGAATGGGTAAGGGTAAATGTAGAGGCATGGGTGCTGCTGAATTTGGCGGCAAGTTTTCTGGCGTTTATTAATGGATTCAGTTTGGCTTGCTAAAAAATTTCTAAAAGAAATTGAAGCAAGAAGAGAAGACACTAAAGATGCTATGTTAGCAGGCTGTAGTGATTTTTCTCAATATGAATATTTGCGTGGGCGTTACAGTTCTCTCGCTGACGCAGAAAATATATTTAGAGAACTGCTAGGAAAAATACAACAAGATGTCACAGATTCAAGTACCTGACCATGTTGCAAAGTCTATAGAGGCAGAGCAAAAACAAAAACAAACAAATACCGAAACACCAAAACAAGATGGTGTAAAATTACAAGAAAACCCTGCATACGTAAAAGAGTCTGCACGGGTATTAGACCCAACATTATTAGAAAAATCATTTTTAGACCGTATGCCACAACCAACAGGTTGGAGAATACTTTTATTACCATATAAAGGTAAAGCGGTCACTGAAGGTGGAATACACTTAGTTCAACAGACAGTAGATAGAGAGTCTTTAGCTACAGTTGTTGGTTATGTTGTAAAAATGGGTCCTGATTGCTACAAGGATACAAGTAAGTTTGACCATCCGTGGTGTCAGGAAAAACAATGGGTATTGATAGGTAGATATGCTGGAGCTAGATTTAGACTTGGTGACGAGTCTGAGTGCCGTATCATAAATGATGATGAGGTAATAGCGACTATATTAGACCCTGACGATATTCTTGCAGTATAAGGAGAAAATATGTCTGAAGAAAATGCAAAAGCAGTAGAAGAAACAGAAATAGAAGAAGGTGAGGTTGTTGAAATCGAACCTGTTGAAGAAGAAAAAGAACAAACGCAGATACCAAGAGAGCCTGTAGATAAAGAAGCAGATGACCAAATAGAAGATGTTTCAGATACAGAAGAAACAAAAAAAGAAGATGAATTAGAAGATTATTCAAAAAGCGTTCAAAAAAGAATAAATACCCTAACTCGTAAGTTGCGTGAAGCAGAAAGAGGTCAAGAATCTGCTTATGAATACGCAAAAAGAACAGCAGCAGAGAACGAACAGCTTAGAGCAAAAAGTTCTAATTTAGATAGGTCTTACCTGATGGAGGCTGAAAACAGGCTAAAATCACAAAAACAACAAGCTATGTCTGCTTTGAAAGCTGCACATGAAGTGCAAGATTTTGAAAAAGTAGCAAAAGCACAAGATGTTTTAGCTAAAATAGCTGTTGAAGAGAATAAAGTTAATGTGTCTAAGGCAGCAATCGAACAAAACGTTCCTGTGCAGCCTTTACAGCCGCAAAATACGCAACAAACTTATGCACAACCCCCTGCACAAGCTCAACCGCCTAAATTAGATGAAAAACAAGAAGCTTGGGTTGAGAAAAATAGTTGGTTTGGCGAAGATGAAATTATGACTTTAGCAGCTTTTTCTATAGATAAATCGTTAATATCAGAAGGTTATGACCCAAAATCTGATGATTATTACAATGAAGTAGATAAAAGGATGCGTGAAAAGTTTCCGCAAGAGTTTGGAGAGTCTTCTGCTAAATCGAAGCCTCAACAAAAGGTGGCTTCGGCAGGTAGAGTAGCTGGTAAAGGCGGCTCAAAAAGACAAGTTAAGTTGTCTCCAGCAGAAGTTCAAATGGCAAAAAGATTAAACGTACCCTTAACAGAGTACGCAAAATATGTTAAAAGGTAATAGTTATGACTGAAAAAGATAACAAAAACACAAACAGAACATCACGTTCTGCCGACACACGAGCTAATAATGAAGCTCGCAAACCTTGGAGCCCACCATCTAAGTTGGATGCTCCTGCAGCACCTGAAGGTTATACCAACAGGTGGATAAGAGCCGAAACAGTAGGCGTAGAAGACCGAGGCAATGTAGCTGACAGATTGAGCGAGGGTTTTGAACTCGTAAGAGCTGAAGAGTTAAGTGCCGAGGACAGAAAAAAATATACGACTGTTGATGAAGGCCAACACGCAGGAGTTGTAAAACGAGGTGGTTTGCTATTGGCAAGGATTCCTAATGAAACACGAGAAGAGAGAAACTCCTACTATGCTGCTCGTGCACAAACACAGCAAGATGCTGTTGATAACGATATGATGAGGGAATCAGACCCAAGCTCTCCGATTTTAAATCCAGAGAGAAAAAGCAAAGTAACTTTTGGCGGTGGTCAACGTAGTTGATTACCAAACTTTAAATAACAAATATAAGGTGACTTATTATGGCTAACAAAAATGCCCCATTTGGAGCACGAGTAGTAGGTAAATTAGGTTCTGGAGTCCAAAATCATGGTGTGACAGAATACGAAATTGCCTCTGGTGCTTCTGGGAATATTTTTTCTGGCGATTTAGTAAAAATGCTCAACACAGGTACTATTTTAGTAGCTGCTGCTGGGGATGAAGCCTTGGGTGTCTTTAGAGGTTGTACTTTTACAAACTCTTCAGGTGAGACTGTTTTCAGTTCTCATTACCCAGATGGTACTGTATCGTCCGATATAAAAGCATTTGTCGTAGATGACCCTGATGCTGTATTTGAAATTCAAAGTGCAGGTTCTCCAGCTCAAACTGATGTCGGTTTGAACGCAGATATTTCCTATACTTCTGGCTCTACCAAAACTGGTATGTCAGCAATGGAACTATCTGGAACAACAGCAGCTACAACTGCTACGTTTAGAATTATGGGCTTTTCGAGTGACCCAGATAACAGTACAACAGGTTCAGCTAACGTGAATGTGATTGTTAAATTTAATGAGCATTTCTATATCGACCCAACAGGAGTATAAATAATGGCAATTAATAGAGCACAATTAGCTAAAGAATTAGAGCCAGGTCTTAATGCTTTGTTCGGTATGGAATATGCCAGATACGAAGCTCAACATACAGAAATCTATGATTCTGAAACTTCTGATAGAGCGT